GCACATGAACCCCAAAAATCAAATTTTTTGAGAATAAATTCGAAAACTTAAAAAATTTTTTTGACTGGTGGTGATTTTTGTGGAAAGACACGAAGAATTAATAAATTTATTTGAGGATGTAGAAGAAAATCAGCGAACCCTTGTAAGGCGGCTGATTGATGAGGTAGTCTACATTGAAAACACACTTGACGAGCTTAAAAAACTTCCGTTTATTCGTGTCCATCCGAAAGACGATTCACGGCAGGAAGTAACACCAGCAGGAAAGCAGTACAAAGATATGACGGCGACGTATATGAACGCCATCCGCATATTGTGTTCGGTATTAAGCAAGGTGAGCGGTGATGATTATGACCCGGTCGCTGAGTTTATGGAAAAAATGAAACATGGAAGCTTGTAACGTTTACCGAAATTATTTGACGGAATACCGCGAACGTATACGGTTGGGCGAAATCATTGCCGGAAAAGAGTTAATCACTGAGCTTGATAAACTCATTGAGGACTTGGACAATCCGGCGTACAGGTATGACACAAAAAACGCACATATGCGCATAGAATTTATGGAAAATCTTTGTTTACAAAGCAAAAAGCCGTACTATATGCAGCCTATGAAGTTACTGCTTTGGCAGAAAGCTTTCATTGAAGTTATATATTCATTCAAAAAGTATTCTGATGAATTAGGGCGTTGGATTCGTAGATTTCAAGACATAATGCTGCTTATTGCCCGAAAGAACGGCAAAACAACATTGATGGCAGCGGATGCGCATACAGATTTACGGATTGGCGACGGTGGACAAGATATTGTTTGTACGTCCAACGACGATAGACAGGCATCTTTATTGTGGAATGAAGTCGATGGCATGAGAAAGCGCATTGACCCAAAAGGGAAATGGACGCACAAGAATATGTCTCAGATTGAAAATCTTGCGAACGATACAAAGATTTTTAAGTTGTCAAGTAAGACGCACAACAAGGACGGCCGAAATATCGACAAGGCATATTTTGACGAAAGTCATGACGCCGAGGACGACGAAATTGCAGCAGCGTGTCAAAAGTCTATGTCTGTTAAAGAAGAACCTATGTTTATAAATCTGACAACAGAGGGATTTGTAAACGACGGCTATTTAGACAATAAGTTGATTTATGCACGCAAGGTTTTGAATGATGAAATAGACGACGACACATTTCTGCCATGGCTATATACACAGGATAGCGAAAACGAGATATGGCAAGACGAAAAAAGTTGGTATAAGTCAAATCCGAGTTTGGGCGTTATTAAAAAATGGTCGTATTTGCGCGGAGAGGTCGCAAAGTCAAGAGTTGATAAGTCAACCCGTATGCATACGATGTGCAAGGATTTCAATATCAAGCAGAACAATGCGCAAGCATGGTTGATGACCGAGGATTACGACTATGCAACGCCAGTATATGACTTGGAAGAATTTCGCGGTGCCATATGTTTGGGTGCGGTGGATTTATCCGCAACGACTGACTTGTCAAACGCGAAAATTCTTCTGATGAAACCAGGTGATAAAACCAAGTATGTCTATTCGCATTATTGGATTCCGGAAAGCAAATTGACGGATTCAAACGATAAAGAAGCCGGTGCAGACTATTTAGCATGGGCGAAAGCCGGAGTGCTGACAATTCATGAAGGCAACGAGATTGATATCTCACAAATTGCAGATTGGTTTTACAAACTATATAAAGATTATGGACTACGCCTGTACAAATGTGGCTATGACCAAAGATACGCGAAACCATTCCTTGACCGAATGGATGAATATGGATTTGAGTGCGAAATGATATATCAAAATCGTTTCGTGATGAGCTCACCGATGAAATTGGTTGAAGCAGATTTAAAGTCCCGCATTATCAATTACGGTCAGAATGTTATGGATAAATGGTGTTTAGGCAATGCGGCCATGGAAATGGACAACTTAGGTAACGTCATGTGTGTGAAAGTTAATAACCAAAAATCAAAAAGAATTGACGGTGCCGTTACACTGATAATCTTATACGAAACATTCAGACGGTGCCGGAGTGATTTTATGCAAATGATTAAATAGGGGGTGATAGGTTGGGATTGATTAATTTTATAAACAAGTTTAAAATGCAGCGGCAAAATAAGAAATATGCGGCAATGCTTAATGGATTCACTCCTATTTTTTCACAGTTTGGCAATGACATTTATGCGAGCGACGTCGTTCAACAGGCAATTTCGTGCATTGTCTTTGAAATGAAGAAATTAAACCCGCAGCATGTCCGAATGAATGGCGGCGACCCGATGCCAGTTTCAAGTGATATTCAAAAAATATTGGAATATCCAAATAACCGAATGACACAGAGTGAATTTATAGAAAAGATTTTTTGGCAACTTTTTTTAAACTACAATTCTTTCGTTATTCCGACATATGATATCGAATACGATTCAAACGGAAACAAAGTAAAGAAATATACAGGGTTATGGCCTATCCAGCCGGTGTATGTGAATTTTTTGCAGGATTCGGCCGGTGAGTTGTTTGTCAATTTCAAATTTGCCAATACATACGAAACGACATTGAGATATAGTGATGTTATTCATATCCGCTATAGATATTCAGTCAATGAATTTTTAGGAGGCAATGCAGCTGGGCAGCCGGACAATGCCGCACTTTTAAAAACACTGGAAATCAACGATACGCTCTTACAAGGCGTCGGTAAAGCCTTAAAAGCGTCGTTTGCCGTCAATGGCGTTGTGAAATACAATACCTTGCTTGATGATGGCACAATGGACAAAAATCTCAAGGAAATGGAAATACGCTTAAAAAACAATGAAAGCGGATTTCTTCCAATGGATATTAAAGGTGAATTTATCCCGATTAACAACAAAATTCAGCTTGTTGATGCAAACACACTGAAATTTGTTGATGAAAAGATATTGCGGCAATTTGGTGTGTCGCTGCCAATTTTGACAGGAGACTACACAAAAGCGCAGTACGAAGCGTTTTATCAAAAAACGCTAGAGCCGCTGGTTATAGCGATTTCGCAGGCGTTTACAAAGACATTATTTACAGACCGTGAAAAGTCGTTTGGTAATCGTGTGAAATTTTATCCACACGAATTGATTTTTATGAGTACAGAACAAAAATTGCAACTATTTGAAAATTTAGTTGATTCGGCGTCGTGCTATAAAAACGAATTAAGAACGGCGTTCGGTATGCAGCCGTTGCCGGAATTAGCCGGACAATTGGCAATGTCAAGCAATAAGACAAATGCAGAGAACAACAAGGCCGGAAAGTCGGACAAGTCGGGTGATTCGACAAAGGATGACGGCAAGGACAACGGTAACAAAGAACCGCCGGACGATGGCGGCAAAGACGGAGGTGCAGAAGATGGCGAAGAATGATTTTAAAAAGCCGAATATGGGCGAGCTTGTATCACGTTCATTTTCTCAGTATCGGGCAGAGAGTACAGAGGACGGCGTCGGACATATTGTAGGCGTTCCAATTGTCTTTGAACAGCCAACCGATATTGGGGGGTGGTTTGAAGAAACAATCGCGCGCGGCGCAATCAGTGAAAAAGTCTTGAAAGATGTTGCATTTTTTTACAATCACGACATGAACACGAAACCGCTTGCAAGGACACGCACCGGAAAGCTTGGGCTTACGGTTGAATATGACGGCGTACACATGGATGCAGAAATAAACCGTGGACGCTCTGACGCAAACGACTTATATTTAGCAATACAGGACGGAGATATCGACGGCATGAGTTTTATGTTTCGCGTCGACGCCGAAGAATGGACGGATTTAGATACAAATTATCCTAAAAGACGAATCACAAAGATTGGATATGTGCAGGAAGTAAGCGCGGTAAATTATCCGGCTTACAATGGTACTTCCATAAATGCTCGCTCTGCTGGTTTGCCGGATGGCGACAAGCAGGCGTTGGACAACGCAAGAGCAAAGGCGGCGGATGCTGCCCGGTCACTGGATAGTGACGAATTGGAACTTGAAAAATTAAAAGCAAAATACTTGTATCACATTTAGGAGGACAACAACATGAACGAATTTTTGAAAAGAATCATCGCTGCAAAACAGGCGCGGGCGGAAGAATTAAGAACATTAATTCAGAACGCGACAACAGCTGACGAAGTTAGACGGTTAGGCGATGAGCTTACAGGCGTAGAAAATGAAGCAAGAGAAGCACAGGCACAGCTTGATGAGCTTGAAGGACGCGGAGGCAATCCGGCAGTACCGACACCATCAGCAAAAGGATTCAATCCGGCGGCAGTGGTAGGCGGCACACCAATGAATCAGCAGCGTGGACAGGAGACAGACCCATATGCAACCGTGGAATACCGCAGCGCATTTAAGGCGTATGTACAGCATGGTACAGAGATTCCGGCAGAATTAAGAGCAGGCGGCGACGCTGGCACAACGGTAGCTGCTGATATCGGTGTGGCAATCCCGACAACGATTATGACAGAATTTATTAAGGAAGTGTCAAAAGTTTACGGCCATATTTACGCAAAGGTGCGCAAACTGAACGTACCAGGCGGCGTCGAGTTCCCGATTTCTAAACTTAAAGCTAACTTTAAGTGGATTACAGAAACAAAAGTATCTGACAAGCAGAAAGCCGGAGACATTAAAGAAAAAGTATCATTCAGCTATCACATCGGAGAAATACGTGTCGCTGAATCATTACTTGCAAACGTTGTATCACTTGATGTTTTTGAATCTGAAATCGTCCGCATTATGGTAGAAGCCTATGTACAGGCTATGGACTACGCTATTATTTCCGGTACTGGCTCAGGTCAGCCTTTAGGAATTACAAAAGACACACGCGTTACAGGTAACACAAAAAACATTGTCGAAATGACGCCGGAAGATATGGCAGATTGGACAGCTTGGAGAAAGAAGCTTTTTGCGAAAGTGCCGCTTGCAAAACGCGGAAGTGGAGAGTTTTTGTTTCCGGCATCAACTGTCGAAAGTCAGTTATTAACAATGGAAGATGCAAATCATCGCCCGTTATTTAAGGAAGCGACAGACGGTACAGTCGGAAATTTGGCCGGCTCGTTTTTTGGACGTGATGTCACGCTTGTTGAGCCGGATATCATTAAAGACTACGACACAGCAGATGAAGGCGATATTATCGGCGTCTTTTGGGTACCGACAGACTACGCTATCAACACACAGCTACAGTTTGGAATGAAACGTTATTTTGATGAAGATACAAACGAGTGGATTAATAAGGGCTTGACTATTGTAGATGGTAAAATCCTTGATGTATCCGGTTGTTATTTAATCAAGAAGAAAAACTCAGCTATGGCAGCAGCTGAAACAAAGAAAGCTTGATAATAGGTAAACGCTATGGCAGAAGGAAAAAATAATCTATTGGAAAAAGTAAAATCAATGCTCGGTGTTACTGGTCCGTATCAAGACGGAACATTACAAGCGTACATTGAGGAGGTACAGCAATATCTAGTAGATGGCGGCGTCAAGAAAGAAATTATTGACGCCCCGGATTCTGCCGGTGTCATTGCTAGAGGGGTGTGTGATTTATGGAATTACGGCGCAGGAGACGGGAAGTTATCGCCGTATTTCAAAGAAAGAGCAGTACAATTGTCGTACAAGCCGCTAAAACAGGACATCCACAAGCTGTACCACGTTTCTGATGAGGAAATACACGATATGATAAGAGGGGGCGATGAAAATGTCAGATGATGAAAAAATCGTCTGCTTTGGCGCGCTCAAAACGTTCTATAAAGATATCGAAGAAATATTTGTGAAAAAAGATTCCGAAGATGCGTCAGAACCAATTACCAATGAAGAAATTGACGAAATCATGAGAGGAGAAAGAGCATGGCAAGAAGAACATTAGCGGCAAGGGCTGCCGCAAAACAGTTTTTGGACAA